CCCCCGCCATATCCGCGGATGGTGTTATCTACCTTGCGGGGAGAAACACCGAACGTTTCGCCTATTTTACGACCGACTGCTGACGTGTAAGGGCCGTACTGCAGTTCGGGAATCGTATTCTGCTGGCTTTGCGGTACGATATCGCGCCCCATAAAGATGGAATGATTGGTCATTGCTTCAATAGCCGGCACTAATGCAGTCGGCAGGAAGGATGGAGCCATAGAATCAAGTACAGAGTCGGCAAGGCCTTTGAATCCCGCTCCCTTTTGTTTCCTTTTTTTGTCATAATCCCACTGCAGCATACGTTCAGGAACGGTGCCGAAAAGGATCCCCAGTTCGAAGGGTTTGGGGATTTTAATCAGCGTGTCTTTTGTCGGAATAATCCAGAAAATATCTTTCTGCCATTGTGGTAACTCTTGATACCGTGGATCGTCCTTGTTGAGTTCCCAAAGCAATACTGACGGCAAGGTAATCCACATAGCCGTTTTTACTGTCATATCCAGCGGATTCGCTTTCCATTCACGGAACATCTTATCCGTTCCCTGAATAGCTGCATTGAAAAATGCAATTGTCTTGTTCAGTGATTTTGTATGAGAACCTATTCGAGAGAAATCCAGCGTCACATCACGGCTTTCAAGCGCCGCCTCTTGGATACTGCCCGGATTCCGTTTTTTGCTGAATAGCCGATTTCCAATGCCTGTATATCCTTTCCTGACGTTATGAAATTCTGCCAAACGTGTAGCCATTTCCGTAGCCTCGGATAATCCCCGCAGGACTTCAATCGGATTTGTTGTAATCATCTTCTTGACGCTTGGCCGCTGCAGCAGATCTCTCATTTGCCCGGAAAGGTAATTCCTATCAAGAGAAACAAGGTTAGCCTGCGACGCACCTGACCGCATGTATTCCCAGTAAGTTTCACCTTTTTGTAGATACAGCCCTAAGCCTTTAAGGGTATCTACAACGGGAATAAATCCATGTTTAGAGTAGATTGTAGCAGAAATCATGTCGCGGACAGGATTTCGCAAGATAAATTCGGGCCCTAACGTCGCCCCGGCACGAAGCCATTTTGCCGGGTAAGAAAGAAGCTTCGTAAACATGTTTGCACCTTCCGGATTCAACATTTTAAATGCCTGATACAATTCCGGCGTCGTGTTATAAACAACTTTCTTTCCGTTTTCCCAAACGCTGAAACTATGATCCGTTACCTTCGACACACCGGACACTTTTTCAATCAATGCTCCCATGCCATCAACATTGGCCAGTTTCACGATAGATTGTCCTACCTTATTCCGTTCGATGGCGCTCATTATTGAGAAAGTATTCCGGATTATTCCTTCCAACGGGTCTACTACATCTAAAGTGCTGCCGCGCATTTTCTTGGTGACAGCCCCCACATTGGCAAATCCCTTTCCCGTTCCATTCCGTTGTGCTTCTGCAGCTTCATAAAATTCACGGAAGAAAGGCACATAATGCGGATATTTAGCTTTCATATCCGCCGCGGCCCTTGCAGTAAGCATTCCACCTTCTACTGCTAAATGAAGCAGTGCATCACTGTATTTATGAATTTCTGCGGCAGCCTTTTTGAAGACAGGGCTTTTTTCGTAATGCTTGATAGCTTCAAGACATTCTGCTTTCGTAAACCTTGTGGTCAACGGTTCTTCCCCGAGCGGAAGAACTTCGTTCCACTTATTCATATCCAGTTCACGCAATGCCGTCAGATATGTAGAGAAATCTTCAAGCCGGTTTTCTGGGATTTGTCGGATAACATCTTTAAATGCCTTCACACCGAGCCGTTTATCTCCGTTCTGCAGAAGCGCTTCTGCTTTACCTGCCCAACCGCGCGCGAGCCACGCCTGTTTGAATGCGTTTTCTTCTACACTCAGCTTTCTTCCAATACGTTTTTCTACTTCACCGATAAGCTCTTCCAATGGATGAAGCTCATCGACAAGCGTAGTATACGGTTCATGATAAACTTTCCGTGCGACTTCCTTAGAATCCTTAAAGAATTTCAACGTTTTCTGCAGTAGATTTTCTTTACCGCCAAAAGAAACAGAACCTTTCATCCGTTCCCAGACCGGCTGTGCATACCACTGATGACCGACATAAGACAATTTATCTACTGCAGCGCGCAGGTCTTTATCACCTTCCAGTATCTGTTTAAACTCTTTATAAAACAGCGGGAAATCAGAAGCCGCTTTCTTTCGACTGGTAACGTAATCATGGAAAAATTCAGCAATCCCTTCCTTTCGGATGGTTTTTATGCCACCTTTGTTATAGGCATTTCCGAAACGTTTATGGATAACATTAGAAAATTCCGTATCAAAACCGGGACGATTGCTGAATTTAAACCTTGCATCCACATAGTGTCCAAGTTCATGCATAACAGTTCGGGGATCCCCGAATGTTCTTGTTCGTATAATATCCGTTTTAGGGTTATACCAGCCGTTGGTGCCCTTTTTACCGATACGCCCTTTCTTGATTGTCGCTCCGAAAATGCTATTCACATCATCAAGAATCTGTTTGCGTGAAATCGTCTCTCCCTGCCATGTGGTCAAGTCATTACCGGCCGCTTCCTCAACAGGTCTTGCCATAAATGACCGTTCATCACCCGGCAATTTTACTTTTCCTGTTTCTTCTGCTACAATAGAGTTGCCAGATGGGTGGAGCTGGGTATCCGGCGTTGAACCCCTATCACTGGAGGGTTGCAGAGGATACCCTGACTGACGACCTCGAATATTTTCGCCGACGTAAATTAATTCGTCGGCGTTTTTTATATCTCTTGAAAGCTGATTAATAGCATTGTTGCGATGTCTTGGCTTATCCATAGCCGTACTTGAAGAGATAATTTTCCCTTTATCGGTTTTATCCATGCTAACTGCTATTTGATGTAACAAATTATCTTTTCCGCGCCATAGATTCACATAGAGTTTTCTTCCGTTCTTTTGCTTAAGAATAAAATCCGGATTTTGAACAGTATCTTTTATCAACCCAGTTGCAAATGCCCGGCTGTCAGAAATAGACATATTTTCGCCATGTCCGGAAGTGAAAGCTTTAACTGCGTCATCTACTGCATTTTTGTTTTCTTTGTCAAAAATAACTCTTACTTTTTCTCCCATCGGATCGTCTATTCCGTCAGCAAGTTTAAGCGTTTCCTGACGTGCATATTCAAACTTCTGTTTTTCCGGTAAATCTTTGAATGCGCTATACTCCGTTTCGTCATAAGTACGGAATACTTCCTTAGGAATTGTCCCATCTTTGATACGATTGGACAATTCTTCCGGTGTAATATCTTTCACCGAATCCTTCATGAAGTTCAAATTTGCTTCTTCCGGCGTAGCTTGTTTTACATCTTCGGCAAAATCATTGAAACTGTTCTGTATAGGACGCTGCATAGGGCGGACATTGCGGCCATCATATACCTCTCTGGCAACCTGCTGGCGGTATGCGTCATTGGCCACTGCAGGATCAGGACGTTCATACTGTTCACGGACAATACGCGCCGCTTCTTCCGGAGTAATATTCGGATTCTTCCGGAGCGCTTCAAAAGCCGCTCGTTCCGTAGTATTCATCTCTTCGGAAATAAAATCTACCTGTGTACGCCAATCTTTGGGATCCAGTCCGTTTTCCCGGGCAAATTGCTCTAAATGTGCCTTCCTATCGCCTGTCCACTGCACCAGCCCGTGGGAATTATATCCATCTTTTGAAAGCGCTTCTGTATCAAACATGGATTCCTGCGCAATATTTCCGGTAATCCCTGCCGCTTCGGAATCGGTAAATCCATTCTGACGGAGCCGGTTATAAACATCGGTTTTTATATCTCCCGTTTCACCGTATTCAGGCGGCAGGTTTGTTTCTTTAAGTGCCTGTGTACCCATCTCTGTATCACGGGCTAAATCGTCAAAACCTGTTTCTCCGCCACGTTTAAAAGAATCAAAAAAACGACCTTTCGCGTTGGCAAGGCCGCTCTTTACCGGATCAATAACATGTTCATTAAACGGTTCCGTTATATGTTCGCGGATGGGCTCACTGATACTCTTAGGCGTTGCTTTTTTTATGCCTTTAACCGCTCCATGCATAATAGCCCCCGGCAAGAATACTTTATCCCACGCTTCAAGCGGATTATCAACAAGGCTCTGTACATATTCTCCGGGATTAGTAACCGCCTCTTTAACGGGATTAATGACCGGATCCAAAAGAGCCCCTTTTGCCGTGCTGATAACAGGCGTGCCGTCGTCATTTGCAATGTTCTGGTCATAAGTCTGCATCGTAGAATCGACAAGAGTCGGGACAGCTAAAGCACCACCTGCCATGCGGACAATGCCGGGCATACCGGGCGTTATAGCTGCGTACCCGGCAGGTTTACCTACCAGTTCATTGTAGACATTCATTTTTGCCCTATTATAGTTTTCACCTTCAAAGCCTTGTGTCGGGTCTTCCATGTTGATGGATTCTCCGTTGTTATATGCTTCCATGGCACGTTCTCCGGCAGCCGTAATTTCATTGCCGTAATTTTCTATCGCTTTGCCGGCATTAGCCGCATAGTCAGAAAGAGTATTCCATACATTGGCTTTCGTCTTCTCCCATTGTGCTTTGCGTGCTGCACGCCCTCCTTCATAAGCGTCATCGATGCTGTTCAAAAAGCCTTTGGCCTTATCAAGCAAAGACGAATCCTGCGGCGGCTGATTCTTGAATTCATCAAAATATCTTTCACCGCCAGTATTACCGCCAGCGCGCTGAAATTCATCAAAATAACCCATATTTTACCTCTTTACGGTACCCATGCTGCATAGAAACCGAGTCCTTCGTTTCGTAATGCCTGCTGTACTTCCTCTTTGGACATATGCTGCCGCATTTCCATGATCTTATTGCTAAGCCCCTGCTCATCATTCACAAGCTGTTTCTGCCCGCCTGTTACATCTCCCGGCTGTCCGGGCTGCTGCAAGCCTAAAACCTGTTGCAGCTGTGCATAATAAGGAGATTTTGCGGGATCGAAATCATCATCATACATATGTTGCTTCTCGTACATCTGCTGCAAGTGACTTAGCTGTGAAACAATTTGTGAATTGTATCCGCTTGTTCCCGGCCCCTGTACTTCTCTTGCTGTGCCAGGAACAACCTGCCCGCTTCTTATGTCGAACAATCCGCCGCCGGTATTCACATAAAAACGTCGCGGATCTTGCGGCGGTGCATAATTCCCCATTTGCTGGACAGCTCCTGTATCGCCATTGATTCCTACAAGCTGGCCATTAGGCATTGTCTTATAAGAAATATTCGGTTTATCCAACGCGTTGATGTTATTCAGCATATTCATGTCAATCTGCGGCAGCCCTAGCTGCTGGGCACGGTAATTATAAGCGGCAATCCGCGGCGCCATCGCCTTAAGTTTCTTCGGATCATAACCGCTGACTGTCGCATTCCCGTCTTTATCCGTGGTATAGACAAGCTGATTCAGAATATCCTGTCTTGCCGGCTCAAGAACGCTGTCCTGATAGGCGCTAAGCTGTTTCCCATATTCTTCGGCCGTATCATTTTCAAGCATTTCTTTGGCCATGCGTGCAGCTTCCTGTTGTCCATAGCCGCTCTTGATGAAGCTGACATACGCTGCTCCGGCTTTATTTCTAAGCGACTGCTTAATTTGGCTCCTGTCAGGCGCACTTGGCTGCGTTTGTATTTGCGGCTGTGTCTGCTGTATATTCAACTGATAATGGGGAGCTGCCTGTTCTAATGCGTCCTGCCCCGCCGTAGTCGAAGATTGCAGTGGCTGTGCGCCAGCAGTGTTGATCTTGAAATGAGGCATTGCTTTTTCAAGACCGTCCTGTGCAAAAAGACCGCTACCCATCTGCGGGGTCTGCGGCTGTGTCAATTGAGACAAAAGTCCCGGGGACTGTTCCTCTTGATAGCCCCCGAATACTTTTGTTGCATAATCTTTAGCATTGCGAGTATCCTGTATCTTCTGCAGACGGTTTGCCGCCCACAGTCCCGCCAGATTCCCAATCTGATCCCATGGTGATTTATCCTGTACATAGATAACACTCATGATTATTTACCCGCTTTCTTAGCAACCGTCTTTCTTCTTGTTGCCAGCTTCTTAGCTGCCGGCTTTTTCTCTTCTTCTGCTTCGTTGCTCTCTTCTGCAGATGCTTCCGTTTCCTGCATAGGTTCTTCTGCAGATTCTTCTGTTTTCTGTTCTGCAGGAACAACGTCAACCGCTTCTGCAGGAATAATGTCTCCATCCGGGTCATTACCCGCTTTGTCAGCTTCTGTCAAACCTTCCGCCAAGATACCGTTTGCATAGAACATATTGTCACCGGTCAATTCCAGTTCATAAACCTTTTCTTTTCGACCGGTTTCTATAATTGATGTAATCGGTTCAAATCCGTTTACTGTCATGACACTCTCACCTTCGGAAAGTTCGGTTAAAGGTTTCTTTCCATCAGGCGTCATGAATACTTCCGTCTGCGTGGTTTCTACTGCAAAAGACGGGGTATTGAGCTCATAGATATCCGCTTCACCCATATCATGAAGTTCTGTAACCTCATTCACTGTATCAAAAGAAATAACCTGATCACCAAATGCCATCTGTTCAATGGCAACCGCACCTTCCGGTGTTGAAATTTCTGTTCCTGCTGTAAAACATGCTAAATAGCTTCCTAATCCGCTCATAAGACCTCCAAAGAATCCACCACTCCCCTGCCGGACAATTGTCTGTCCCGGTGTAGCTACACTGTACCGCTGTTGCGATAATTGAGATAATAAACCTTGCGTCGGCGCGTTCTGTCCTGTCGCCATCGCTAAATACTTCATCGGCGTGTTTATCGCCGCTTCCTGCGCCGTTGCCGCCGTTTTAATCGGATCCGTTGCCATCTGCTGCGACTGGTTCGCCAGCTGTGACAGCGTTGAAATCCCCTGCTGCCGGTTGTTAAAATTCGTATTTGCCAAATCAGCCTGCTGCCCGTAGCCGGAAAGTTGGTTCCTAAACATATCACCCAATAGCCCCGCCTTACCGTTAATGCCCGCCAATTGACTGTTATAAGCTTGTCCGGCAAGTCCCGCGGCTGTCTGCATATCATTTCCGTACTGCGCGGCCAATGTATTAGACGCGTTTCGGGAAATATCATTGAATGCGCTGTCCGCCTGTGAAGAATTAATAATTCCCCGGCTGGCCAGTCCGGACAATGTATTTCCGACCGTATTCATTAAATCAGCTTGTAATGCCTTTTGTCGATTCTCCGCATAAGAAGATGGCAGCACACCGTTTAACAATCCTTGCATAGCGGTATTATTATTCTGCATAGCCGTATTGTATTCGGACGCCAGTTCTTTATTCCCCTGTGTCATAGACTGAATAGCATTCCCCAGCAGCCCAGAGAAACGATTGTTAGCCGCTGCATTGGCGTCTGTATTTGCATTTACCTGCGGAATCAATCCTTGTACCAGCTGATTATTGACCGCCGTCTGATTCTGCGCCCGATCATACAATGTTTGCCAGTTGGGATTCGGCGTAACTTGCTGGCTGCTTAATGCTTGATTAGCCATATTCAGCAGGTTTTGTGCCACCGGCTGTGTAGTCTGTGCCCATTTCAGCTGTTCGCCAAGCAGCCCTTTTTCCTCATCGGACATCTGTGGCACTTGCGCCGGCGTTGTCGTTATCTTTGTCCCCTTTTTCCCGAACAGCTGTAAATCAAATAATAGCATGCAATCTCCTTTCTACTGTAAATTCTCAATTGTGCCGGTCAGCACATAGTAATGACGCCCCTCGTAGTCATAATCTTGTTCCGGATGGTGAATCATCTTCCATCGGCGTATATGTGCTTTCGGATTGCGCGTCGTCATTGTCACGATATCTTTTACTTCGTTAAGCGCCATCACCTCTCTGATGTAGTCAACCATTTTGTGAAACTTGCCGTATGTTTCAAGAATCTGGAAATAAACGATTCCCTCATACTTAATCAATTGCCAGAAAAGAAATCCGGCATTCGGAAAAAACTTGAAATGCGTTCCCTGTTTATCATGAAGATCATCATCAAAAAAGAACCCATCAAAACTGACGGATTCGCCAGTGATACGTTCATAATCTTTTATCATTTCCTGTAAACTTGATAATTTCAATTCATCTCATCACCCTATCTTGTTCATGAATTATTGATCTCTTGTGACCACCAAACGATAAGCGGGTCATTTGCTTCAAACAAAGAAACGAGAACATTCCCCCCAACGTATATCACCCATTTATGTTCTTTGAAACTTTTAACACACAAAAACGTGTAAACTGTTCCCGGAGTGACATTTACATATTTATCCCATTCTCCCGCCGATGTACATTTTATTTTCGTAATCAATCGAGGACATGTCCAGTCATAAGACGCACCATTATAATTTTGCACTGTAAAACTGCCAGTGGGGATTGCTACCTTTAAAATCGCGAATTCCCGTCCTGCACTGGCTACATAACACCGCAAAGGACTTGCCTGCGGGTCATTAAACTCCCCCAGTTTTACATAGCCATCTCTTCCGTCTACGTTGACATACGTTCGCGGGTCTGGACATTCGTTCTGGTCATCATATACATCACACTGTCCTGTTTCCCCGTTCTCTTTCTGATAACATAAATGTTTAAAAACACTCATGAACACCACCTCACGCAAACCATATGTAATTGTTGCCAATCTTCAGCTTATTCTCATTGTTTGTGCCCACAATCTGATACCAATTATTTGTATTATCTATCTCATCTGGTGTATTCAGATAGCGATAAAACAAGCCGTTAGAATTAGCAAAAAACAGCTGTATTATTAATGCTCGTCCGTCATGTGCTGGATAAGCACTCATTAAAACAGTTCCCCATTGCTTATTGCCGTTAATTACAATTTCATTGGCGCGGTGTGCAAGACAAGCATAAACGTTATCATCTTTATAGTGCTGACGCAACCAGTCATTCATCTGTTGCGTACCATTAAAAGAACCGGAACACAAATTGCCACCAAATGCCTTTGCGGTGATATCGGCTAATCCACCTTGCATGCCGTTGCCAAACCGATATGTTTTAATATCGTGGTCACGAAAGCCGAACTGTATGGTGTCTGCAGTTCCCGCAAAATTAACTTCGTTACTATAAGTTACCGGCAAAGGAATCCCTTCACGATAATAGCGGGAATCAGCCTTATCCTTAGTGTAGTAATTATCGGGATCAAATATTTCTTTTTTGTTTGCTATATCTATCGTTATTTTCGAACCATTTGCATCCGGAGTAATTTTAATGTTATCCCCGGCGATTAATTCAAGGACAGCCTGTTTCACTGCCGCAACAAGTTCTTTGTTACCGATTTTCACTTTAGAAAATGCGTTTTGATTAACTTCTGCCTTGTCTTCAATACCTGACAGCTTTTCTTTTTCAGCCTCCGTCATTTCTACCGCTGCCGCATTATTCATATACTCAATCTTTGTTACGCCGGTTGCATTCGTCGTTACCGCTGCAGCAAAAACTCTTACGACATTTTTCCATTCTGTACCGTTATACATGTACATCTTCTGCTCAAGTGTGTTGAACACATGAGTATTTGTTGCGACGCCGGATGGCAAAGAAGCAGAAAATACTGGTTTTGTTGTTACGCTTCCGTAAGACAAAGCACCCGCGTTATTTCGTTCTACAAACAGATAGCTTATTGCGTTAATTGGCAGCGTCCATGCGCTGATTTTCTTGTTAATTGTTTCTACGTAATCTTTCGCGCCGTTTTCGTCGAAACCGTCCGCCAGCGTTAAAATTACAGGTGTCATACTTCCGTCAATAATGACCGACAATCCATCGCCGGAAAGGAAGCTATACTTCCCGCCGCTGTTTTTCCCGTATAAAATGCGCTGCCGAAGACCGCTCCCACCGCCTTTTGATTGTGCGGAAAGCGCATTCCCAATCGTCTTGATTTCTTCCCGGTTTTTCAGTACAGCGTCTTTCGTGCTGTCTCCCTGCGGCGTCGGGTTCAAAGGATATTTTTCCGTATAAGGCATTTAAACCTCCTCGTAAGTATAATCAAACTGCCGCAAAGCGATAGCACCTTTGGCGACAAATATTTTTATCTGCAGATGGCGGTTAGCTCCGCCGCCAATCTTATTTACTTTCGTATACTCATTGCTATTCAGCCTGCCGGTTGCATTAATCAACTTTTCATTCGCATAGTATAACTTTGTACCGGCCGCTTTAAATGTAACAGGTTTTGCCCGTTTATCGCTAATCGTAATGCTGCCGTAACCTTCGATACGGTTGCTTGATACGAAATTATAAGAGAATAACAGTAAGAACAGTCTTTGCGCCAATCTGTTCCCTGAAACAATAGATGTCGTAATCTGTTCTCCGTCATCGGTATCAACACCCATATCCAGAATGCCGATTTTGTTTCCGTAAGCGATATAGACATCTTTGCCGACCGTCAGTACGTCATGCAGATCATGAACGAAAGACCTTGACGTGAAAACGCCACGGCCATCCTCATACCGCGGCAGATAATGATAGATAAATATATCCTGATTTTTCCCCGGTTTAATCCACAGCTGTTTTCTTCCGGGAACATGCCACATTCTGGCTTTTTCTGTCGTGATAGTTGTCAACTGTGCATTGATATTAAGACCTACCTCAGAAGGCTGAATATTTGCATACGTGTTCGTTGGCACAAAGCTCATTAATCCTGCGTTACCCAGATAATAACTTCGGTCATCAATGCTGATAGAACTACCGCAACACAAAGCCGTTTCAGAAAGAGGATAAACAGCAAGTGTTTTCTCATGAGGATTACCCACAACTTGATATGCCCTACCGTATTCTTTATATACAATGATTGCCTTTGACAAGAAATCTATAGATACGATACAGCCGGGATCTTTATAGCCCACTTCTACATATTGCGCAGAAGAAGCATCATTTGTATTCGTTTTCCACGATTTATAATCGCCAACAGCTGACCACGTGATACGGTGTCCATAAATTGACGCTACCATGACGGAGCCGGAATGGCTGCTCACAAATTCGCAAGTCGGACTTTCGTCCACAGTAGACAATACGCCAGCACCAGAAACAGCCTGCAATTTACCGCCGGAAGCAATCAGAATATCATGATCAAAAGCATGATACTTCGGAGTGCTGTTCCCTGTTAGCGTTCCCAGCAGCGTTACTGTTACCCAATCTGCCGTTTTATATAAGTCACGGCCGCAGGAAAAATAATATTGTTTGCGGTAATTGTCATAATACAGACTTTCAATATCCGCCGCATGTGTATAAACCGTTCTTACGCCGGGCACCGTTTGAAGCGCACCGTCTGTCGAACTGTATTCACAGTTTATTGCTTGCGTTAAACTCTGCAAATCAATACTCTCTGCCGGCTTACTCCAGTCCAAACCTAACCTAAAACCGTTCGTCGAAGCAAAGAAACGTTCTCCCATATCAGCGTCCTCTTGCTGCTTGGATTGCCGATGTCAGATCAGCAATGAACGCTTTATCCGCATTGGCATAATCCAGCATTAAAGATTTCTTTTTGACAAGAAATGAGACCAGCTGCACAAGCACAAAATGAAAGATTTCACTGAATGGAATCGAATCAGTTTCATCTGATACATGCGGCTTTTTCACAGCGTAAAATACATCATTGACAGTCTTTCCACCGTACGTCTGGAAAGACCCGTTCACAATGCGGACAGGGTAACCCACCGCCGGAACAAACGCTGTAAAATCACCGGGTACCGGATTATTGTCGTTAATGTCCATACTTTTTACAACTTCCCTGTCTTTCATCGGGACCAAAATCATCACGAGATAATCAATGGCTGCATTAATATAGGGGATGTATTCCGCACTGTCATCTAAGATTTCATTCGTGTCCAGATTAATCATCGCAATCAGTTCGCCTGCAGTCATACGGCCAATACCCCCTTGCAACAAAACCACTTTCATCGTCCATTTGACGCGCCATTTCGGAAATCGTATCTTCCCATCCGGAGACAAATGATAAGTCTGCTTTTAGGATCCGCGCTACCATGTAATTCACCAGAAGACTTTCAATTTCCGCCGGATAACCGCTTTCATCATCCATTTCTTTGTAATCTGCAGACGGGATATATACGACGGTTAATCCTCGTTGCAGCGCATTTTTCGCAGTAATGATTTTGTGGCCTTCCATCGTGTAATCAACGGGATTACCATACATGTCTTTAACTGAAATAATCTGCAATGCGAAAGAAGAAAGTGCAATCGTCGGTCTGTTCGGAACTCCTGTCTCCGTTACATGTAAAATATCCGGAATATACCGCGCTATAAGCTTATGCAGAATATGATTGCCTTCGTTATAAAACTCCAGAAACTGATACGGCGTATAGTTCACCTGCGACGTATCGCCCACCTGCATATACGCACGGTTAATCAAGTCTTTAATTATCATGGTTACTCCTTAAGAAAAGGAAAGAGGGCTTTTACAGCCCTCACCTTATCTCCATTGCAATTACTCTACAGCACCGCCGGTCATGACCTGAATCACGCCATAATCTTTGCTGTTGTAGATGGATTTTTCAATGCCACCGAAGAACGCGATACCATTCCCCTGTACATTGCCGTAATCATCCTCATCTTTAATGAATCGAGCCTCGCGGGCTACAGCGAAGCATGCCGCCTGCTGCCCTAAAAGCAAATTATGAACAACGTTTGCAGAAGACGCACCGGTTTTCGTATTCATGACACGTTCATATTCATACAGAACAACGCCGTCATATTCGCCGAGCGCTCCGGTGAAAATCGGGTTTTTGCTGCCGCGGATTGCCGCGTTTTGCTGTGCCGCCTGCCATACCGGATCTACTTTCAAGTCACGCGCTGCCCACGTCCCCACAAGCATGATGTATTTCTCCTGTCCGTCAATCTTAAGCGGTTTCACTGTCGGTTCATGCATTTTAGCCTTGCGTTTCGCCTTTGCAATCAGCGCACAGGTCAGCTTGTCATTAGCCGTTAAAGAAACCTCTGTTCCTGCAGCAGACGCAAACATTCTCTCGCCGGTTGTCGGATTAGCCGTCAGTGCGGAAATTAGTTTGTTGTCTTTCCAGTCGGACAGCCACTGCACCAACACCCCCTTGATAAGAGGCAAATTTTCATACGGAGATTTCTGGTCATCCGCCTCAAAGCGCGTAACTGCGTTTCTGACCAAAGTAGTCTTTACGCTGAAATCATACATCTGCATTTCTTCTTCATTACCTTTGAGTGTGTTATTCCCAGAAACGCCGTTACCTTTAAGATTCATTGCCAGTCCAAAGTTTACTTCATCGCCTTTAGCCTGTTTTAGATCTTTATTCGTATGAACAACATTACTCCCATTAGTAGACGTAAACTTATCAAAATAAGAAGCTTTTAAACCTTCTCTCCATACCTTTTTCGTCCAGAGTTTAGGAACCAATTTTTCAGGAATTTTAAATTCATGTGCCATATTTCATTCTCCTTTTTGTAAAATAATTAATCACCGCAGAGGTCATCAATCTGCTTTCTGATTTCCGCCGGCAGCTCACTTTCACGACCCTCTTCTACATATCTGAGGATTTCTTCCTCAGACAGTTTTGCGCCGGTCGGAACGCTACCGTTTAATGCACTTGCTTTCGGCAGTGTTTTAGCCGTTTCAAGCGGATTTTGCGCAGGCGTGGTCATCGCCGATTTTACTTTTTCAGCAAAATCACGAATAACTTTGAAGTCTGCATCCGTACCTACCCCCTGATCAACGCGGTTGAATGCCTCATCAATCGGAGCAGCATCTTTTCGCGTCATGCCGTCCAGCATTTCAGTGCCCTTCTGCCACAGCTCGCCGATATTCGGAATAGCTTTAAGTTCACCGATAAACGCTACATTTTTCTGATAGGTTTCCTGCCGCTCTTCCTGCTGGCGTGTCATCTGATATTCAATCCGTGCCTGTTCATGAAGAAGTTCCTGATACTTCTGGGCGTCAGTGAACATCAAATCAGACGCGTCATCAATCTTGAGCCGACGTGCGGCTTCCTGCTGCGCATAACTGCGAATTTGATTCAAATCCTCCGGAGATAATACCGGTTTCTGTGACATGCTTATCTGCGAACGCAAAGTATTAGCCGCTTCTTCGGCCGCTTTTCTGCGAGCCCGTTCTTCTGCCAGTGCTTTCTTCAAATCACCGCCTGCCGGATTGTCTTCCGGGTCCTTCGGTTCAATTTCCGTTTTAGGTTCCGATTCAGAATCAGGGTCAGTTTTCGGCTGTTTACCTGCAGAATTATCTTCAGGTTTCTTTGGATCATTACCCGTTGGAGTTGCCGGTTCCAGCTTATCAAGACCTGCTTCTTTCAAATCCTCTGCGTCAAAGCCTAAATCTTCCGCGTTCAGCATTGTTTCGTTTTCCATGATTATCTCCTTCTGCCGGTTTAACGACGTCGGCGGTCGAATGATTTTTTGTAGTTTACCGTCTCTTTTCGGACGAAAGAAAAAAGCCTTTTAACGTCGTTGCTTAGGACGATATATCAAGGCATTACTGCCCTAATAGCTATGGCTGCAGTATCGGAATTTGTGGCTGCACCGGCGAAGCGATTGCACGCCCTTTCAGTGCTAATCTTTCTTGCATAATCTGCTGTGGTGAAATATTCACGCCGATAGACTGTAATGCAGTAGACAATGCTTCCGCCGGTAAATCCTCAATACTTGCGCTGACTTTAAAGTCCGGCATTTTCGGCTGCTCGGCAGCCTGCTGCATCCGCTTCTTGACGGTTTCCTTTTCCGGGAAATCCATGAAATCAAGAATAATGTCCATCGGTATGTCAACACCCGCTTTCTTCGCCTCAAGCAGCTGATACAAATTCGCCCGCCGTGCGGTAGCGCTTGCCTGCGATGTTGTGATCACAATGTCGAAATCAAAAGCGGACAAATCATACAGTACTTTCGTGACCGGATCGCCGTTTTCATCTGTCATCGGCATACCGTTCTGATCTACCGCCTGCTGTTCTTGCATTGCCCGCCCCAGCCCCGGCTGTATCTGCACAAATTCTTTCTTGCCGTCTTCACCGAGAATCCGCATAACTTTATCTTTGTTATAAAACTGCGGGATTAGTCCCGGCGTGTATGTGTCACCCCACAGAAGTTTGACAATCTGCAGTTCCGCCTCTTTGGCTTTATCGAATATTTCCGCCGTCTGCACCGTGGTAACCGACTGACGAAGATCAATCGCCTTTCCGCTCATTGCCCCAATACTGCCGGACAGGCTCTCCGGAGTAATGCCTGAAATCGTGTAGAAATCACTGCTTGAGCGGTTTTCGAGTTCTATATTATTGACAGACTGCGCCGATGGAAGCCCGTCAGTAAATGTCACACCCGGTTTCAAGAAAATGTTCGCGCCCGGCGTTGTAGACAGATTCCGAATTTCCCGTTTTTCTTTTTCATCAAACTGCGGTCCAGTCCAAAAACGAACACCGAGCGACTGCTGATTGACGATATGCATACGCTGGCTGCGGTTCTTGTTGAGTTCGCGCTGTGCGTCTTTTAAATCCCGTACAATCCCCGCCGGTTCCAGTCCGTCATCCACATCCTCACCGTAACCTGATAAGTAGCAATACTGCCGCACAAGTGGGAATTGATTGTGTTTGTATGGACTTTCGCCTTCTTCTAACAATACATCTCCACAAAATGTCGCGTATCTGATTTGCGTAACCGGTATTTCTTCCGGTTCCGCTCCGGACATTAAAAAAGCCGAATATAAATCCGGCTGCGATTCATCAACAATCATCCCATCTGCAGAGAAAATCTTCTTCCGCGTGTACTCTTTATACCAATACTGAACGACTCTTAATTTCTTTAAATCGCGCGAATACCAGAGCGGCTCCGTATCAACTGTCTCCAATTCGCTGTCATCGTATTTATGCGCGAGCATGGCAATTTCATCTGCTTTGTCCGCATATATTTGCTTCAATTTATCCGGACTTTCCCAGCTATAACGTCCGCAGTAGAAAGCGTCTGACAAATCATCTTCTTTGCATTCCGGATCCACAAACACATCAAAAGGACTGACATTTTTTATCTGTATCCGACCGTCCATACGGGCATAATCAAATTCATAACTGACCCAATAATTTCCGACGCCACAGATAACCGCGTCTTTGAATGCCTTTTTCTTAACGCTCTGATAATTCGTCTTGTCAAAAGTGTACTTTGTAATACCTTTGGCCACACGTGCTACCCGGTCATCTTCTTCCGAGCGCGGCAGAAAATCCGGCTCTGTTTCGTTTTGTGCTGCATAGCCGGAAAGAAGATTGACGACTGGACGGATCCGATTAATCGTAATTGCCGGGCGGGATTTCTGCTTCATTGCTTTCAGATCGGCATCCGTCCACTGTTTACCGCGCATGAAATCATAATCTTCTTTCGCGGTTTTCCGCCATTCGCTTGTCAGCTGCAGTGCTTTTTTCACATTACTTCGCGCTTCGGATAAATCAAAACTCATTCGACCAGTTCTCCTCCATACATCATTTCATACATTTGTTCAAGCTGCCACTGTGGCATCTGCGCTGCGAACGCCGCCAGTTCTTCATCGCTCTTTTTCGCCGGAATTAAAATTCCATTCTCCATACGTTCACCAAACTCTGACTTAAGCACTCTGTATGCATAATCTCTAAGCGCTCTGTCACTCATTACACGCCCCACGCTGTTGGTTCATCCCCTTCCTCATCTTCATATCTATAGCCATCATTTAATGCTTTTTCTACTTTTACCGGCTGAATCGGACGACTCATCAAGAAATATCTAACGCTGTCGTAACTATGGTCTTCTTGTTGTGTATCCACGTCCTCGACTTTGTGCTTATCGTATGTCAATGCCGGCAGCGTCCGTATCAAGTGATAACACGTCTTGAATATCTTGAGCTTTCGTTCTTTCAGCCGTAAGTGCACCTGCATTTTCCCGGCCAATCTGTCATTATCCGCCGGATACCATGGCGCGCCTTCCGCTGCGAACACTTCTGCAATCGACGGTCCGTCATGTCCCGTTTTCTGCCAAATTGCCGGGTCCGCAATGCCGAATTCACTGCCTAAATGCTTAATTTTCTGCGCTACTTCCCGCGCCGTCTCTTGCGTACCCGTGTTGACCGTTCCCGGCTTGCAGCCGTACCACTCATTAATCACATAAACAACACCGTCATAATCGACTGCATATTCATAAATCGCATATGGTTTACTATATCCCCAGTCCATCGACCTGCCGCGCTGCCAGCTTTTCGGAATTTCAAATGGCTCAACCACATGTATATCCGTCCGGAACTCCTCAAAAACCTGCCCCTCGAATATATTCCAATCGCCCTCACGATACGCTTTTCTTAGCTTATCCGGCAGCGTATCAAGCGCGTCACTGTATCCCGCAGGCAAGTACGGATTATCATCTATCCGCGCTTGCACGAAAGCGATTTTATTTGAAAAATCCCGCATTTCCGGCGGAATATTTCTGTCAATAAACAGATTCTTCACCCACATATGACCTTTACCGCCGGGGTTCGTTCCGGCAATCAGCTTAGGATCCTCAACACCGACCCAGCGAAGCCGCATGCGGAGAAAATCAAAAACAGTCTGTTCATTCAGTGTCAATTCGTCAATCGCGATTGCCGCAAATTCTGATGATAAATATTTTGACGGATTATCAAGATTGCGGAAACATATTACACCGCTGCCGAATGCCGGATTTAGTGTAAATTCATGAGTCGCTTCTTTGTAGCTGCCGAGCCAGTCCGGGAACTCCATTTTTATCTTTGACAACTGTCTATCCCGCAGTGCCGGGTAGTCTTCGCAAAACAGCCCAACGCGGATACCTTTTAATTTCAGATGCTTGTACCAGCTGATCAGGAGATAAACCAGTTCCCAACGCAATATATACGATTTCCCGCCGCCTGCTGCACCGCCATAAAGAATGTATGTGTTATCCTTGACCGCCCGCATAAATTCACGCTGTTTTGCCGTTGGATGAATAATGTCATTAACAAGATTAATCGTCTGTGCTGATGTCATCATCTACCACCAAATTGATACCGATATTACCAGATAATTCTTTCTCTTGTTTGTCGCGCCATTCCGGTTTCCGGTTCGTCAGCCAGAATACAATAGCTTTTACGTCCGGCGGTACATGCCGAGTTACTCGCTTAGTTACCTTCATCACCGCTTTATTTCTTGCGTTTTTATCCGCAATCAGCTCCGATGTCGTCTCTATATAGTCATATCCCTTGGCTCTTTTTAATAATGCGTTTTCAACTTCGATATCGACAACTTCTTTCCCGCGCGATAAAGCCTCGGAAAATTCGGGGTACTTCTTAATCCACGTGTATAATGTATCTTGATTAATGCCGATATTATGTGCAATTTGCTCATTACTTAATCCGTCTCGCGCCCACGCCTGCAGACGCAGAAGATTATCCGGAAGAAGCCACTTTGCATATTTACCTTTTGCGCCCACAGCAATCACCGCCTTTTAGATAAACAAACAAAAAGCACGCACCCATGGCCGAAGTACGTGCTTTCTTATTCCAGGGAGGAATTCCTGAACTTTTACACTATTATTATACTACTTTAAAATTCCTGATTATTCCTGATATTTATTTTTTCTGCAATTTTCCGGATTCCTAAACTCCCCAAATCTACACAATACTTATATGCAAAATGATGTGAATTAGCGATTATTCCCCATGACTGACACAAGAAATACCGGTCAATCAATATAGATTTAAAAATTCCGTCTTTTTCAGAGAGTAACGAAATCAACTTGAAACCCTTTGTTCGCATATCACCGTATTTATTCAGTTCGGAAATCCGGAGCTCTTCAGATGCCTTCATCTTTTCCTCAAAAGCGATGACCATGTCGGATAAATCAGATGTTTTCCCGCCGGATACTCGGTCTTTGTCATAACGAGTCGCCTTCAAAGAGATCATATCCATTTCGTACTGCATCTTACATTGATTCAGCGAATCAATTGTATGCCGACATTTCCGCATTTCCTCGAAAAAGTTTTTGACCTCCGCTTCCGTCTTTTGTGCTTCCTTCTTAATTTTTGTTGCTGCCTTTTCGTACGTCGGATCCGGGTTATAAAAAACACTCGGTCGCATTCCGTTATTCATCATTTTCCCCTTTCAGTATTTTCAGCATTTCATCTCTATGCAAGCATGCCTCTTTTTCTGTTGTAAAGCAGTTACCGGTATGTCTGTTAAGAACGTCAAGTATCCTGTGTCTCATAAATATTGCATCAATTATTACTCCGTCAGTATCAACGTAAAAATAAGTTTCCCCGTTTTTCGGTTTAAACGGCCTTTTCTTAAATTCATAATCTTCAAAATCTTCAATAAAACCACCTAACATCGTATTATGCCATTTGTCATTATATTTTATAAGCAGTTCTCCATAAGCAAATTTAAAATTATGATATTTCCCATTTATCCCCTTTCCTTTAAATTCCTCATTCTCTACTACTCCGATTCTCTCCATTAGCAATTCTACAATTTCTTCTCTTAGTGTTTTCATGCTTCATTCACCTCAATTTCAATCCTCGGATTTTCTCTGTCCGTAAATACCTCCTGCGTCAAGTGCACGTATTTCCGGCTGTCGTTCGGTATAAGATCCATATCCTGCAGCGCGTCCAAAATAAACTTTGCGGCACTCATTACATTATCTTCGTCCCGGCGCATATCCTTTTCATAATATTCGATACGGATATTCACTTTTTCGGTAAACCTTTGTCCTTGCACTTGCGGCTGCAGAATCAGAATAATTTGTCTCTGCGTTTTCTTCTTGACGCCTGCCCCAGCGTACTTGTTCAACCGGTTAGCAGCGATCAGGTCATTCATGCAGGGCAGCCGCCCGGGAATTATAAGCTTCATCTCAAGCGCCCCTTTCAATGACCGGAACAATATCTTCTTTCTTTAGAATGTTGTTCATTTTTCGTGCCCTCTTTGATAACGAGATCTTTTGGTTATCTGCCGTATAGGCAGTTTAG